TGTATATTCTTGACCATCATATGGAAATTCATATTCAAGATTTCCGTAATGCCTACCATTTGTTTTATAAAATTGATCATTCATAAAGCTCTGCGATTCCTGATAGGAATATCTTATTTTCTTATATAATGGTACACGTGCAATATCAAAATCTGTTGTAGTGTATTGTGTAACATCATATGTTATTCCTTTATTATACCAATCTTCTAATGGATCAATTTGCCATTCGTTATTGCCTACACCATAACAAGTTAAATTAAATTCCTTTAATACATTACCAAAATAATCTGCAATTTTCATATCAGGCATATTTGCAGCCAAATTCAAATCATTAACAAATGTTTGTACACCTGATAATGCTATATTCTGATATATAACAGGTACATTAACTAAAATAAAATCTAAATTGTAATTTATTTGAAAAGTTAAATCAACCGTGTTTTGTGCATAGATAAAAAACTGTAACTGATTATCTAAACCAACTACATTATCATATTGTGCAATTACATTTGATGATAAACCAAAATTATTTATAGTATTTGTTAGTACGTTATTTGTGTAGACTTGTATTGTATATGGTGTTGAATTTGATGTTGCAATTACATCCAATGATACATTGTGTACACCATTTGTTGCAGTAGGTTCGAATACTACAGATAAAGTATCAGTTGCTAAATCAAAACAGTTTAATGATTGAACTGATATAGATTGTAAATCTAAAATTTGTGTATCTGTGATGTTAGTAAATACTTCTTTATTTTTTAGCCATAAAAAAGAATCTGTAAATCTTTGATCATTTAAAAATAATCCTGTAAAGGTAACGCCAAAAGTATTTTGTATTACATCAAATATTGCTTTATTCTTTAATGCAGGAAATAATTCTGAATATTCAATTGCAGCAGTAGATGTATCTATATTATCTAATGGTGTTGTAGGTTCATTGTATTGCCATACACGTTTAGAACTGATTAATGGAAATCTAACAGGTATATCTGCAGTATCTGTAATTTTATCTAATACATTTGCGCCTGTATATAAAAATTGATAATCTGAATAATCTAATTGTGATAATTTCAAATCACCAAATAAATCTTTTAATGTACGTATATCACCATAAAATGTTAGTTGATAATTATCTGTTGCTCCATTTTTTATTTGTGCTTTTTCTAATTGTATTTTACCACGTCTAAAAAAAGTTAAATCAATTTCTATTACTGCATCCCTTCTTAAATTATGATTAATAGTACCATCATAATCTGTATTATAAAAATGTTGAAATATCTGATTATTGATTTCTGATGCAGGTACAGTAAAACTTTGTGAAAAATCGGTATATACTTTTGATATATCTGCAATATTCTGTACAGAACTTGATACACTAATATTTTCATCTTGAAATAATTCTAACTTTTGACCTTCTATATATATTTGTATTCTTCTTTTCATCAGATAATATTGTTTATCATATCATATGCCTGTTCAAATTCTATAGTGTAATTTCGTATTTTAGTATTTAAGTCTTTTAATAAATCCGCACCCGTTGTTTTTGGTGTATACGGTAAATTATTAATTAAAATACGTTGTGATAATATCAGTTGCTTTATTGCTTCATTAAATGCTTCTTCACGTAATCCTGTATTTAATCTAATTGATGTTCTACCATTTTTATTAAATTCTTTTGTATTACCATCTGGTAAATTATAATATGGATAAACATTAGACATTAAATTGTATTTATTCGTAGTTGTTTCAAAACTTTCAAATGATGCTTTAAAAAAGTATTCACGCTGCCATGCACCATACTTATTTATAAAATCAACAGGTATTGGTTCGTATCTACATTCATTTATTGGTCTAAATGTATATTCTTGTAATACATTTAATCCTGCATCTAATATTTCTAATTTATTTCCTTCTGCATAGTAGTTAGGATAAACACGATAAATAGTTGTAACAGTATTTGATGGTATTCCTGTTGTGAATGTTGCACCTGTAATTAAATTGGTAAATCTTAAATCTGTTGCATCACCTGTTTCAAATGTTAATTGCCCTGCACGTGCATCTTCATCTATTGATAATGTAGCAGTTGGATTATACCAATAATAATGCGTTCCATTTTCTAATAAATATTCTGTATGTTGTGGATTTGCACCATCTTCATAATATCCATATCCATCAAAACCTAAATATTCACGTTCATTTACAAAAATATAACTACTACCATTGAATTTATAATACTTTATTTTTACCCAACAGTATTCATTATTATCTGCTGCACCAACAGTATTATATATATTCTCAAAATCATTGAATGATAGAAATTCTCTAACATATGGTGATACATTATAATGTGTCGCAGTATTAGTTGCAGATGGTATTAATTTAGATAATTTATGTTGTGGTAATGATGGTGCAGTATTTCCATCCTTCCATAAAAATATTTCAATTTTACTACCTGCTTGATTTAATTCATCAACACTAACTACAAATGGTGATCTTGCAAATATTTTATTCATTGTATATAATTCATTATCATTTCTACTACGTATTTTTCTACATCTGTACCATAAGCATTTTGTACTTCTTCTGGTAATCTTTTTAATCCATCATTATATGGTTTGGTGAAAAATAAAGATGGCTTTATTCCATTCTTAAATATACCACGTGCAATTAAAAACTGTAATGATTTACGATCAATAAACTTTCCTTTTTTATCACGTGGTGCTATTCCTTTTCTAACTATCCATTTATCTAATTTACTTGCAGGTGGCATTTTAGATTTGTAACTATATGGTGTATTGTATTTCTTTTTTTTACCAGATACACCTTGATCTTGAAATTCACCGTAGTAATTCATATTAAAAACTACCTGATGCAATTCATCTTTATTTACTACTTCACCTTTTAATGAATTGTATAAATTTTTTGAACTGTTTTTTTTAAGACGTGACAAATTAGAACGGCTTTGTTTTATAACATAGCTTTTAAATTTCTCTAATGCTTCTTCTAATGTTGGTGCTTCCATTAACAAATACTCATTTCATTTGGTATTAATAAATCTAATGTCATTGACCAACCTGCTAAATAATTTTCAAAACGTTCTGTAAATGGTTCTAATGTTGGAAATCCATCAACTTCTAAAAAATCATTTAATGCACCCCTGCGCAGTACTTCATACATTCTAATCAATACAGATAGTTGTGTATTTAGCACATCTATTTCATTATCATTACCAACAAATACATCTATAGTTTCTTCTTTATTAAAATCTACTATATCCATTGCAATAATGGTAACATTGAATCTTAATATATTATTCTCTGGTGATACGTTATTAATTATAATATGCGATAAAGGAAATATAGTTGATTTGTAATTATCAATATCATCTAAACTACCTTGTGTAATTGTATTTACCATTGGAATTGTTTCCAATTCAGTTTTCAATTTATCTAATACGTAGTAATATCCTTTCATCTATTTAATCTTCTTTTAATTTGTTCGTTTTCAATTTGAATCTTTTCATTTTCAAATGTTAAAAATGTCAAGCATTGAACAAGCGGTAATGCGGTAACTTCTTCAAATTTCGTAATGTCGCCCTTTGCAATTCCATAAATTGATTGATACCATCCCCATCGTTTTCCAAATGAAGATACTGCGCTATGATCGTCATATCCACCTCCTTCTTCACTTCGTTCTGTAAATAGACTATCAAACCTTCTAACAATTCGTTTATTAAATTCCAAAAAAAAACATTCGCACCTAATGCTACTGATAATGGCATTGCCTTCATTACTTCTGCATAGGTAATACTACCTTCATAACTTTCTATTTCGTATTTATCACCTTTTCTTTTAGTAATTGGTCTATATAAAACTGCCATTGCATTGTGCATTGTATTCCAACTTTGCATATACTTTTCACAATCTATATATTCACCAAAACTGATACCTTCTAAATCAGGAATAAATCCAAATTCAGTATCATTCAATTTAAACCTTGTGTGCATCAGTTTTTCATCAGAAAACATTTGATTAAACTTTGCAAGCAAATCCGCTGCAGAAGAATAATCAATATACATTACCTGTGATAATGGTATTTTACAGAATACAGAAATTAATTTACGTGCAGAAAATTCATCATCATCTTTTTCGTCTTGAATTTCCATTAGATATTGATATTGTTCTAATGTGATTTCTGATAAATCTTCTGGTATCTTAATTTTTACCTTCATATAATTATAACTTTAATTTGTTTTTTTGTACCTTGTTATTATATTTGCAAAATCATCTTGTGGTTTTTAGGTTAGATCAACGAAAATAGCAATCAGTAATGGTTGCTTTTTTTATCTGATATAATATTTACCTCTGTTAGGATTTCTTAATGTAGTGAAGATAAAATACCTCGCAGCATCTATACAATGATTAAATGCATCCTGTGGTATACTCTTATTCGATTTTTCAAACCATGAATAATTATTAAACTCTTTTATCATGTTGTGTGAATCAGGATCAATTATAATTGTGTATTCCAACATTAAACTAATTCCTGCAGTTACACTACCTTGACCTTTTTCTGCTTCTACTATGTTAACCCTGCGTTGTTTTAATTCTGCGATCAATCGAGGTTCTGCAGAATCTGCAATTATTAGATTCTTCTGTGCGTATTGTGTATTCAGCTCGTATAATTGCCCTGTATTTAAACCTGCTTGATAAAAACATTCTTTTAAATATATTAGTTTATTTTTCCTATCTATTGACACGTGAATTAAAGTTGATGGATCATTACTAAATCCGTAATCTTGACCAAATCCAACTATATCACATTCTTTAAATTCACCTATTGACCAATTATTAAATATAGCACCTGTAGGTTGCGCACGTTCACCATTTCCGTAAACTTTCCACCAATACGGGTTTTTAATCTTGTTTTCTATATCCTGTACCTGTGCATTAGTTAAATGTGGATTATCACGATAGGTAGTAATTAATGGTGGATATTTGATAATGTATTCATCTAACCAATGTTCTTGTGGCAATGCAGGATTATAATCTGCTATTATTCTGTGCTTTGTTCGTGGTAATAACTGATCTATTGTGTCTTCTGGGAATTGATGTGCTTCATTTATCCATAAAATATCCCTACTTCTACCATGTATTTTATCAGGTGTATCTGCACCATAATAATTTATGTTGTTACCAAATAGTTGATATATATGATCCGTTTTATTGTGTAGTGTTGGATTGTAAAGTTCTAATGATGTTAATACATCTTTGAAATCCTTCCATGCAGTTGCTTTTAATGCTGCAAAAGTATTTCTAACTAAATCTATTTCCATTCCTGCATTTGGATATTCACGGCATAACCAAATCAAATAATAAATAGTTGAATAAGTTTTACCAGAACGTGTACCACCTTGTAATAAAGTAATCCTTTGTTTAGGTACATTCGATTTTAAATAGGTGTAGTTAGGATTTGCTTTCATCCATCCAATCAGGGTAATTTGTGGTGTTATTTACTTCTATTGTTTGCACAGGTGCACCATATGCGCTTTCTAATATTGCTTTGTATGCATTGGTATCACCTTTTTCTATTGCTTTTAATAACTGTGCTAAATGCATTTTATATTCATTGTCGCCTTGCATTAATAGTTCTTTAATAATAGTTGATCTATTTCTACTACCAACTTTTCTACCTTTTTTTTCAGGTTGATTTTCTTTTGAAAACGGCTTTAAATTATCTAACCTTCCCATCTCGATTTATTCACGTTTAATTTAAACTAATATCTGTATCTAATAATTCATCATCCATATATAATATTACATCTGTTTCTTTCATGTGTAGATGTGTATATACGTTTATACCTTTGTAACTTTTTATTTCTTTTGCTTCATCTTTGAATAGGCTACCAACATAGAAAGCATATCCAACTATTTTACCATCTGTACTTTCTAATATAGCATCAAAAATTTCAGTTAGTTTCACTTTCTTCTTCTGCTTTGTATTCGTTGTAGACTTGATTTAATTTATTTAAATATTCCTTCCAACATTGCGCACAGGTAGTTGGTTCTTGTCTTAATTGGAATATCCTATTATAAATTTTTAGTAATGTAGCAGATTGTGTTGGTTTTATACTTGATTGATTTTCTCTATTAAAAAATTCACCTAAAAATATATATTCGTCTTCTGTTAGGCATAAAGGTTTTCTATATGGAAATAATTTATTTAACTTTTCCTTTCTTGCTTCACATCCGCAATCTTCACCAAATAACCATTTAGCAACCTTGTCTATATGGGTTGCCTGTATAATACTTTCTACTGTATCACCTAATCCTGTTGCTTTCTTTTTTCTACCACGTGCCATTATTTTTTCTTTTTAAAATGTTCTTTACTTAATTCAAATAAATCATTTCTTAATATTTCGTTTTCCGTTACTAAATCATTGTAATCTTTGCGTAACTCATTATACTGTTTATAAAATAACTGTGCATCTTTTTCACGCCTTGCAATTTCATTGTTTAGTATTTCTAATATATATTTCATATTTTATCGTAATCTTTATTTATGTAATCTTCATAATCTTCACCTACTGCTTCTTTAATTCGTGTTTTACAGTTTTTAATAGAATTAAATATGCTTGATAAACTAATATCACTACCAGATGATATATCACGCATTGATTTTTCACCTTTGCTATAAATATTCCATAACTGCTGATCGTAATGATGCCAATTATCAACTTCTTTTTTTACACTAATCTTTATTTTATCAAATGCATATTTCATTTCTATATCATCTTCTTCATATGATATATTTCTGATTTCTTCTAAACTAACTTTATTGTATTTCGTTTTTTGCTTTGCATAAGTAATGTAAATATTTTTTAAAGTAATCCATATGTAACTTCTATTGGGTTCGTTGTTAGTTATGCATTTATCACCTGCATTTGATTTATGTATTCGTATATACATTTCTTGTACTATATCTTCACAATAATTATGTTCACCAAATGATTTGACAATTGATACCCATTCGTTATGATGCCTACATAAAATTGTTGCCCAATTCAAAATAATAATTTATCATCAAATATATAAAAAAAATAAACCCCTACGTTATGCAGGGGTAAATTTCGAATCGCTCGAATCTTTGAAAGTGAGATATTCAAATGTACATTTTTTCAACATATAAATCAATCTTTTTTAATGTAGCTAATGATACAGGTTTTCTTTGAATAAATCTATCAATGTTATACTGATGCATTCTAACACCTGTTTGTTTTATTTCCTGTACTATTTGGTTACGTGTTTTCTTTAAAAGTATTTCTTTTAATCTTATACGTAGTAATTCATCTTGTATCAACATTAGAAATCTAAATTAAATTTACCAGAATCAATAATTTTTTGTGTTGTGCTAATCAATTCATCTTTTTTAAATGGTTCTTGAATCTTTAATGATAAAAATGATTTGCCATCTTTACTTGTTCTAATCCATCCTGATACATCAAAATCTTTACCCTGTACATTTAATTTACCTTTGTAATCGGGTTGTGTTTCTTTTGTTTTTTCATTCTTAAAAATTGCACCCGTGTTTGTGTTGTCGTAACTCATAACTATTTGTTTTTTAATTGTGTTTCTAATACTACTATTTCACCTTTTAGCAAAGATATATTTTGTTCTAATGCTAATACTTTTGTTTCTAACTTTCTAATTAAATCATGTTGCCTTTCATATCTATATTTATTTTTTAATGCAGTATCTAATGCTTGTTCATATCTATCTAATATTTTATCTGCTAATGCCATTTTTATTTATTTAAACTATTATAATATTCTCTACAAAGTTCTACTTTTTCTTTGATGTTTTCAATTACTGCATCATTACGTTCTATCACAAATGATTTTACACGTTCTTGTTTTGGTATATGGTCAAAATTATGTTTAGCACGTATATATTCTTCTACTTCTTCATCATCAGATATTAGTTTTAATCGCCAATGTTCTCTTCGTATTTCATCTAATACAATATCTTCTGGTGTATTTACTAAACAATAGGCAATAGTACATTTATCAAATCCTGTTAAATACATATATCCGTGTACTTGAAAAAAATAATTCTTATTTGGTAATTCATCTTCAAACCAAGGAAAAGTAGTACCATCAAAACTGCTTTTAATTTCACCTAATAAATTATCTGTTAGGACATCTACACGTCCTGTTAGATAATCATTTTCAAATGCATCTTGACCACCATTTTCTATATAATCAAATGATAGATTCCAATTTAATACTTCATTAGCTAATGCAATGGAATCTTTTTCTACCTGAATACCTTTATCTGTATACCTTGACCAAAACTCTTTTTTAATTCCGTATTTGTTTTCTAAATACAATTCCTGCATATATGTTTTTGCAGTTGCAGATATTAATTCACCTTTACTACGTGGTGTTGACATTATATCACCTAATCTGCTACATCTAATTTTTATATTTTCCATGTTATAGTTTTGCATTATTATCTTCTAAAATATCGTAAAATTTTTTTTCTAATTCTTCATATACATCATGTTGACAATCTGTTAATTCTGCATATTTTAATCTACCACGTAGATGTTGTGATAAATCCCATAATGCACAATAATAATTTGTTCCGTGTATATGCGGCATTGCATCTTCTAAATCTTCAAATTCTAAATTTATTTTCATATTTTTTAATTAAAATTATATTTATAATTATCATTTTCCGCAAGTAATTTATATAATTCAAATGCTCGCATTCCTGTAATATGTGAATCTGTTGGAAAAAAATATTTCCATCCTTTACTTATTCCATTTGGTATATAATAAAAAAATGATACACCTACTTTTCCGCTTGTTTTTTTAAATATTACTACTGCACTATGATCACTTGTAGGTATAACTTTATCTATTTCAAAAGATTCATTATTATAATTCATTTCACGATTAACATTAGAATATCTATCAGCTATTATTTTAACCATTTCATTTAATTCAATTGCTATTTGCTTGTTCATATTGTTGCACTTATTTCTGATAATTGTTCTTTTGTTAGATCGTAATTTTCTTTTAACGCAATAACACTATATTCACCATTACTAATTGCTTCTAATGCCTTTTTAAATCTATCAGGTGATAGTTTATCTTTTTTTGTTACTTGTTCACCAGATGCATCTGTATCTTTATCTGATACCAAACCTAAAATACTAACTAATGCATATCTGCGAAAATAAGAAACGGCATTACCGTATACTTGAAAATCATTCATTCCTTTTAATTGTACACCTTCTATTAAGTCTACATAACTATCTATTGATTCATTTGTATCTATATGAAATATTATTGTTCTAATACCATTGGATTCATTTTTTTGTAAAGGTTGTGTAAATCCTAATCCGTGTTTATTCATGTATGGATTTATGATCTTGATTATTTCAGATAAATCTGTATAATTATATCCATAACCTTTTGTGTTCTTTAATAGTTGTGGTACATCCTGTTGGAATGCTGCTAATGCCTGATAAATACTTTTGTGTTGTATTATATTAGATTCTTCTTGTTTTCCTGTTTTTGTTGCCATATTAGATTTCTTTATACAATTCAAATAATTTAATTAATTCTACTAATTCTTCCATTTCAATCTTTAATCGTGATTGATTTTTTTCTGATGATACTTTGAGCATTATTTCTTTTGCTCGTATCTTTGCTTCTACTATTTCTATTGCTTTTTCCATGACTACAATAATTCTACATTAATAATTAATTCAGGTAATAAATCCATTCTCTTTACTGCATCTTCTGGTGAATTTGCAAATAGTAATCGATATCCGATTTTCCAACTGATACCATCATGAAATTTGTGTGTTACTTTAAAATGTTTCATCTTGTTTTGGTTTTAAAAATTAATAATTGGGGTTATTTTTCAAACCCCTTGTTAAATGCTTCTGTTAAAATTATTCTTCTTTTTGATTCGTAAAACTTAATTAAATCTTTATTTCCTTTTTTATTTTTTTTAAGTGATTCAATTAAAATGTTTAATTCTTGTATATTCATCTTGTTTTCGTTTTTAATTATACACAAATATAAACATAATATTTAATACACAACATTCAAGTATAAATTTTTTCTACTTTTTTAAAATATTTATTTTTTCCTGATAATATTTTGCTATTTCTTTTACTTGATCAATAGTAAAATTTGCAGTTGTTTTTGCCTTTTGTTCTAAATTATTAAATTCTTCTAATCCAATTTTCTTAATTAGGTTTTCACGATAGTATAAAAGGTTGCCTGATAAATTATTATTGCAATGTTCACATTGTAAATTTAGATTCCTTTCATCAAAACGAACTGCCCAATGATTATTAGCGTTCCAAAAATGACCTGCATTTGCTTTTTTAGGCGGTTTTAAGCAGCTTATACAAACTTTACCCTTGTCTCTAATACGAATATATAGATTAACAATTTTCTGCGCTTTAATCACTTCTTTTGTTAATGTACTTTGTTCTGAAATCCATTTCTTTTTTGTTTGCTTCCATTGTTTTATTTTTTCTTCTTCTATCCATTTATTTTTACATTCTGTTTTGAAACAGTATTTTTGATTAAAATGGTATTGTATAAATTCTTCTTTACAATGTCTACATTTTTTCATTCTTCATATATTCGTAAATCTTCATTTCGTTTATGCGATTGCAACAATTCTAAATGTATTTGGTGAATTTTCCGTGTTAATGCTTTGTTTTCATCTACCAGATAATTCATCACATCTAATGCTTGTTCTAAATCTTCTATTTGTTTATCAATTCCTTCTGCTTTTTTAGGTTCTAATTTTTTTCTAAAATGTAGTTTATTAATGCAAAGTTTCAGATTAATAAATCCTAATGTTACTGCTAATTGTTTATCCATCATATTTTATTTATTGGATCAATACCGTTAACTATAAAACCATTTCCATAATTATAATACAACATTACAGGTAATCCGCTTTTTGTTTGTTCACCACCTGTATCTTTATCTTTTACTTTATCAATATCTATCATTGTGAAAAATTGCATACTTTCAAGTTTTGGTAATCTGTGTACATTAATCCAATCATCCGCCATATTTGCAAAGATTTTACCACCTTCTGCCATTGATTTATTTGGTATCATTGGTTGACCTTCCCAATCATGCCCTTTTGGATATTCATTTATTTTTCTACCCGATGATGTTACAGGATGCATTGATAGATAAACTGTTTTTCTTTTCGTTTTACACCACCTTTTTAATTTTCTAATAAATTCAATATTACTTGAATATTCCATGTTATGATTTAATTGGTTAAATGGATCAATAAAAAAACCATCCGCATCAATACCTTCAAATACTTTCAATAATTCATCAGGTGTATATGGTATTTGATTATTTACAAATATAAAATAAGGTTCTAAAATCGTAACATAGAAATCAATCTGATCATGTGTTAAATCTTTAATCCTTGTTTTTGATATCATCTGTATCATATCGCGTAATACTTGACCATCAGTATTTTCATCCATCCAAATACCCCATCTTAATTTATGTTTTAAAGATAAACACAACATATACCAACACATGAAATAAGTTTTACCTGTATTATCACCACCTAAAATACCATTGTATTGACCTTTTTTAAATCTAATGTAATTATCCAAATCACATCCAATACCTAAACCTTTTGCAATTCTACCATCTTTGTAATCATGAAGATATTTACGTGCATTATCTTTTGTTAGTATCATATTGTGCGGTTTGTTGTTTAACGTATTCTAATAATTTATCTTCTGGTGATTTATATTGTTGTTTAGTTGTGGTATTTTCCCATGTACGTATTGATGCTTTCCAATCCTTCATTTTATTTTTACCTATATACCAACCTTTACTTTCATAAAAATCATAAAATTTATTTACATCAATATTATTATTTCGTTGTTTACAATAAAGTTGTATTTCATCAATAGTAGGTGCTTTAAATACTTCTTTATTATTCTTATCATTCTTGTTTGTTGTTAGTTGTTTGTTAGTTGTTTGTTGATTGTTTGTTAGTTGATTGTTAGATTCTATTTCTTCATCTTGATAAATATCATATTTACAGATAGTTATGATACTATATTTGTTTGTTGTTTGTATGTTGATTTCATTTGTTAAATTGAACTTTTTCATTAATGTTCTAATACTCTGAATTGAAATACCTGTATCAGAAGAAATTTTACCAAATGATGTAATAAATTGACCTTTTTTTATTGGAATACCTTGCCAATTTCCATCTTTATGATTTGCTTTTAAAACTAAATACAAAAATAAATGTACTGCTTCTGATTTATTAAACCATTGCCAATTTAAAAACTGCCTATGTATTTTAATCCATCCCTTCATTACATTTGCTTTTGAAGATGGTGCAAAATACCTACTAAATCAAATACATCTTTTTTTGATAAATAAACGTATTTTTCAATTCTATCTTCATAATCTATGATAGAAATTTCTAATACTTTTTCATCAACTTGAAATTTTAATTCTACTTTTCGATCATTTAAACATTTTAATAAATAAATCATAATAAATAATTTTAAATAAAAAACCCGACCATTTTACTCGCGGCTCTCACTTCGCTTTCAAATAATCGGGTAATAATATTTTTAGTTACTATATTGTGAGAGCGTAACATTTGCAAATCTAATAATAATTTTCCTGTATTCTCTTTTTTATTTTAGATAATTTTTCCATTGTATCGCAGCGCATTACATCTTTTCTCAAATTGGGTATACCTTTTACATCACCTAATTCATTTTTTATATCTACTATATACGATAAATACACCTGATCTTTATTCTTTGTATACATTTTATGCATTTTAACACCATGTATTACTGTTGCATGGTCTTTTTCTAATATTTTGCCTATTCTATGTAATGAAAATTTTAACTTTCTTAAATAGAAATAAATAAAATAACGTGGATAAATATATTGGTGTTTTCTGCATGGATTTTTAAGATCGTATTTTTCTATTATTTCCTGTATCTTTTCTATGCTACTTGTCATTGTCAATTGTTTTTGCTATTAATAATCCTGTAATGATTCCAAAAAAGAAACCTATTGCATATGATGTTATTTCAAAATGTGTCATAGTTTTTTTATTTCTTCTTTTAATTTAACTAAATACAAAATTTTATCAAATTCTTCTTCTAAATCACCGCCTACAAATTGTAATGCAAATTCAATACAATATGTTGCAACTTGTTTTGATATTTTATCTGTTAATATCGGATTTCCATTTAGTACATCAATATCCCATCTAATTGATTCAAATATTCTGTATGCTTCTTTTTCTTCTGGTGTCATGCTATAACTTTAAATTATTTTTTATTCTTCAGGATTTAGCCTGATAAATGGATCTTGTTTTTTGTAATATTCTTTTTTTAGCCGTTCTAAATACAGTATAAAATCCATTGCTTCATCCTGTGCATGATTAAGCCATTCTAATGTGCTCAAATCATTTCTATCTAATGTAGTACCATATTTTATTTTACCAAATCTTGATCTACTTCTAAACTTGTAAATAACAGAATCTACTATACTATCTTCTGTATTAAATTGTTCTTGTGTTATGTTCATTTTGATTTTATTTCTAATATTTTATTATACAACTCGTAATTAAATGTACCACGTACATCATAATATTTCCTTTTGGTTTTCCACCATTTCATTTGCATTCCTAAAATTACCATATCTTTTTTGTTTTTAGTATTCATCTAAATCATCTTCATCTACGTATACATAACCGTTACCATCGCATTCTTCACATTTGTACATTTTGGTACATCCACCACAACACATTGATGCAGGTAAATCGCATACTACCATTTCTTCATATCCTTCACCAGAACAATCTGAACATTCTACTTTTACCATTGTAATCATATTGATTCGATTATACCGATAATTAAACCTAATATATATACTGCTAATGCAAATTTTAAAAAATCCTTCATCTTGCTATTTTTATAATTGATAAGCCAAATAATTTTAATTCAAAACTGTTATTGTTAGTTAAAACAATATCTTTTTGTACATTTTCCTGCGATATAACAGGTTTTCTTTTTCTTTTGATAGGTTCAGTTGTTTTTTCATTTTTAATGCTTGTAAATAAATCTACTTGATTATTTATTACTTTACCTTTTTGTAATACTTCTGATCTGTATTCACAAACACGTTCTACTTGCTTTAAATTTGGTGGTACATCCTTCCAATAAATACCATTAGATGTTTTTTCTAATATACCTACCCTTCGCATTATTGTTGGTAAATTATGTGCTACATTGTTAGATGCGCAAATGTGATTTAAATTCACTTTTGGATTCATTCTAACTGCATGGAATATTTGACTAAATACATTCAAATACTTTTGTTCTGTTTTCTTTTGCATTCCTGTTTTCATGTTATTTGTTTTTAGAATTATAATCATTACATATTTTCATAAATTTCAATCGTGGTAACTTCTTGAATTTTTCTACATCCATATTTACAGATGCTGCAATCTTCACCATTTTTAAATCTAATTCTTCTAATGTTTTCATTTCTTTCATCTTGTTTTTTTTAAAGGTTAAATTGTGCGTTACAGTCGCACCCCTTGTTATTTTTATTATGCGTAAATTAAATCAAAATCCTCATTAATACATTCGTTAAAAATTGC